AATGCTTGCCCTCGTTAATCGTGCGGGTCTTGCCAACGCCGGGATGGGCGACGAGGAAGGTGTAGAGGTTTGGGAATAGCGGCCGCGAAGTCATAAGCCAAACTTTCTGCTCCATCGCCGCGGCAAGGGTTAGAATCCCGGTCCACTTGCGAAAGATCGGCGGGGAGTGAAGGTTAGCGGTTTGTTCTACGAAGGATTCGATCCAAGATTCCAGCTTCCTTTTGCCGCTTTCTGGCGTCGTGGCCGTGGTATTCTTTGAGCCCGTTGGGGTTCTTCTGTTCATGATATTTGCCTTTGTTCCATCCAACTTCGCAATCATAGGGAATACGCAGAACCCGGCCATGGGCCAATGGGACGGAGATTACAAGGTCTTCCATAAGCATAGGGATGATCTTGTCTTCGTCCTTCTCAGGATACATGAAGGTCAAGGCGTCATGCTCTTGTGTCATGATGCAGACATAACCTTTGCGCCAAATTTTCAATAGGGCTTGGTTGACGATATCAGCGAGGGAAGATTGGGGATCGTAGGCAATGGCTTCGCGAAGAGTAGCGGGGTCAGAGCGGCGACCGAAAAACCAGCGTTTGCGATTCATAAGCGAGATGAGATAGCCCTTCTTACGGAGGGTCTCGTCAACGTGAGCCTGCCAGCGCTGGTGGGCTGGAAAGGCTTCGAAATATTTAGGTTGGAACTGGCGGACGAGATCGAGTTCTACTTTGGCTTGTTCAGCGAGTGTATTCGGCTTTCCTCCATAATTAGAGCCATGGCCCAGCTTTTTACACATGAATCGATAGGTGTAATGGCGGTAGTAGGGGGTTTCTGCGATATGTTTATCGCGCTTAAGATCACCAGTCCAATTAAGGTTAGGCCACATAATCCTAGCAACAGCCGTATGTGGGTCACCAGATTCGCATGCATCTAGATATCTCCCGTCCTTGAAGAGGTTCCATTCAATTGCGCCGACGCAGAAGGACTCTCCGGATTTAGCATCGGCCTTACAGAATTTATATCCTCCATCAGCGATAAAGATTGATCGGAGAGATTCTTCAACATTCTGGAGATTGCCTCCAGTTCCGAACTCTGAGATTGACGAAGAGAACCTTCCCGTCGACGTACCAGCGATATTATATGATGTACGAATACGTCCGTCATCATCAATTGCTGTCTTAAGGACAGAGATTTTGTCACCAAGCTCTGTAAGCAAGTTGATATGCTTGACGAGCTGCTCGGCGATTGGATAGATTTCGAGTTTCTCTCTAGCGCCTCGATCGACGGTGGGTCTACCTGACTTGCGGATTGGAGAGATGCCGAGTTCCGTATAAAAGAGTTCGGCGAGGTCTTTTGTGGATCGATAGTTAAAGTTCGCCATTCCCACTCCTTCATGAACAATTCGGAGCAGATTCGCTTCAACGCGTTCCATAATTTCGTAATATTCATCGATCACGGCCGCCTTTCTAGCTTGATCAACAAGCACTCCACGCACTTTCATTTCGAGTGTAGGTGCCTGTAAAGCTTTAGAGAAAGCATATGTGTTGCTTGTTATATCATCTACTTGCGTTATAAGACCATTAAAAACATCAAGTGTAACACAAACATCGAGTCCGTTATAGATTTGTTCCCTATCCCAAGAAGATAAAGTATCAGGATCAGTCTCGTGCGTTTTAATAATTCTCATATCCAAGTTCCTTAGCTCTCTTATGAAGTAGTGCGTGATATTCTCTGTCAGGGCATATTACAAGATTAGTATTCTCATTGTTCCAAGGTATATTATCTAGATGGTGAACTTGGGCTCCTTCTGGTAATTTACGGCCTAAAGCTAATTCTGCTTTATAGATATGTTCTAATTTTGATTTGCCATTTACAGTTATCATAACATAACCTTTAGGCATAATCGAATATCCACTACCGCGATTAACAATCGTGTGTAGTCTACCATAGCGTCTAAATCTAAGATAGTGCATTTTACATAGACCAGAACTATATTTCGCGTCGCGTTCACAATCCTCAGCAATACAAGTTTTAACTTTGACTGTATGTCTAGACATACTATGCTCCTCTTTTAATTGTTTCATCTTTAGTTCGCATATGCTTCCATGCGCCTTCGTCGGAATAGATCGAGCCAAGATAGCCAAGGCCTTTAAGGGATTCCGGCTGGAGAGCGTGGGACAGAAGCATTGTATCTTCTGCGCAGTTTAGGGTTTTGATTCCATACGCGCGTAACAAGAAGGACACATCGTATGATCCATTCTGGAAGAGCTTAGGGATTTTTCGGTCGCCGAGAATAGATCGAACAAGATTCCAGCATTTAGCTTCATCCTCTCGAGTCGGCCAATAACTTCCGCTTGGCTTTCGGGAGTCATCGAACGGAATGACGATTGCAACTTCGGGATTGGGAGCAAAACCAATGCAAGTAACTCTCTGTCCGCTTGTTTCAATGTCGACAGAAAGAAGTTTGCATTGGTCGATGAAAGTAGATTTGAAAGTTCGGATATCGTCGAGGCTGGGTTCGATCCAGATTTCACGGGGTGGCCTTCTGATTTCGGGGTAAGCGGATTCGCGTTTGGCTTTCATCAAGTCGGCGATTACTGTCGGTCGGTTGTCCCATTGTCGGAGGATTGCGGAAGGATGATAAGTAGGAAGAAGCTTAAAATCAGCAGCAGTGTGAGTAGAGAGAAGAGTAGTGCCACGGAGCTTGGTGATACCCGTCCGACCAGCCAAAGCCCAAAGGCTACAGTTACCGAGGCAGATGATAAGATTAGGGTCAAGGTTGATAATCTCGTCAGCCAGCCGATCCAGTTCATTGGCGAACTCCTCGCGGACGTATTTGGATTTTATGAGGGCGGGGTATCCGGGGATGCCTTCGGCCTTGGGCCCGCAGAAGTATTCGAGGTCATTCTTGGGAGGATGGATTTGAAACACGTTGGTACGAACAACCTCAGGATGCAATCCCCATATAGCTTCGATACAACTCGGGTCAGATTGGGCGTAGTATCTGTGGAGGTAATCACGGTCAGCGAAGGTGAAGGAAATGATGCCGGATTCATTGAGCATCCTCAGGAGTTCGGCGCCGGATGGGCCGATGAAGGAAGAGTTGTGGCGGGCTTCGGCTTCGCCACGGGCTTCGCCGACGAGGAGGATGGGTTTCATTCGGTGTAGTCTTTCATAGTGTCTATGACTTTTTTACCTTCTGGCGATAAATGTTCTTGCATAGATCGCCATTGGATGGAAGCATCAGTTGGCCACTTAGATGATATTTCGGCTACAGAATTAAAAAATGCAGCTTGTTGATCTGCAAACAATTCACAGAATAAACGTGCTAAATCATAAGCTTGACTGTCTGGATTAGTTGAGAGTAGTATCCCAGATATCTTTTGCATTGGCTTCTCTCCTAAAGTTGGGGCAGGAATCACTCCCCGCCCCAGTTGGCTTTTAGTCAGCCTTCAAAGTACGCGAGATTTCCGCGTAGACGGTCTGACCATCCTCACTAGGCCGATGCTTGACCAGCGCCCGAACCTCCGCGTTAACGACTTCGTCATTGCGATGGCGGCGCGAGGATTCTTCGGACAGGTCAATTCCGCAATGTTCGTGGAACTCGTCCAGCCGATAGACGGCATCTTCGGTCAGGTAAAAGGTCAGGCGCAAGGTCTTGTTGTCGAGCCCGCCCATCTCAGCGAGGTCTTCTTCATCGACGTCGTCCTCGGCGGAGATTGGCTTGAGGGTGAACTGAACGAAGGGGGTTCCTTTCTTGCTGGACTTGTCATAGGTCGGGGTGCCCTGAACCCGGCAGAGATAGGTGCCGGTGGGAATGGGCTTCGGCCGATCGATTTCGGTGGGCGACTCGTCGAGGATGGATGCGAAGTTGGGCTTGTCGTTCATAGGTAGGTTCCTTGTGGTTATTTACGGACCAACGTGACGGATTTAGGTTTCTCAACGGGCGCGTCACGCAGCTGCTCGAAGAGAGTCGCCAGCCCGGTTTCGATAGGAAGTTCCTTGTCGATTTTATCGGGTCTGGGATTGGCAAGATCGATCATGGCATCGGAAGTGGTCTGGATGGTTCGCTTCCCGCCTTTGTTTTTGTAGCGGATATAGCTG